GTCCACGAGGTAGTGCTCGCCGGTGTCGGTGTCCACCAGCTCATAGAGCAGCATTTCTTTCTCATGCCACTTCATGGCGCTGAAAATCATGTCGCCGTCTGGCGCCTCGTAGGCGTAACCGTCGCGGTTATCCAGCTCCGGGCGCCGGAGCCACCCGAAGGTATGGTGCATGCCGCAGCGCACGATCATCGGGATCTGGCTCATGCCGAGGGCCTTTTGAAGGTTAAGTTGGGCTGCGCGCGGGTATCTTGGTTTAACCACGACCAGATCTCCCCCGTGTCCTGAAAGACCACCCAGACGATGTCCGCCTCGGGGCCATAGTCGATCACCATGTGCGCCAGACCGCGCCCCTTGGGCGTCGTGACGGGCAGTGGCGGGTTAAGCTGCATCATCATCATCGTTATCATAACTTTCGTTGGGATCGTGCTCGATGACGCGCGACGCGCTCAGGAGGGCATGCTTGAAGGCCTCCCGGCTGTCTGCGTCAAGACGTCGCACGTCGATTGTTTGGGGCTTCACGCTCACGTTGCCGGTGACTTCGACGGCCGCGTTGTTGCCGTAGACCCTCGGCGCCATCTTCATCGCCCGCCACTGGGCCGTCGAGATCTTGAGCTTCATGACCTCGACGTTGTCCTTCGTCGCCTCGTCCGCCATCGCCTCAATCTTGTCGAGCAGGAAGTCGGCCAGACCCTCGCGCGCGCACGCGCACCGAGTGCGAAAATCGGGCCGATGTTCGAACCACGAATACACCGTATAACGCGACGGCATGCGATCATCCGAGCAGATCTTGGTCAGGTTTTCGCCCTCGATCATCCTGCGGCAGATCTCGTCGGCGACGTCCTGCGAGTAGGTCGAGGGGCGCCCGACGCGGCGCTTGGGCGCGTCAGGCACTGAGGCTGGGCGGACTTTTTTGACCATCAATCGGTGTCCCAGTTGATGTTTGCCTCTTCGAGCGCGATCTCGTCCCAGATCTCTTGATTGATCTCATCGTTGTAGATTTCCCAGCCGACGACGTCATCGGCGTCGAGTGCGGGATTGGTGAAGTCGAATACGATGGTCATGACTTGATCTCCACAGTTGCGGCAAACTTGCCCAAGGGTGTGTCCTTGAAGCCCTCGACGGCGCTCATGTACAGGTCGAAGATGGTCTGGTTCTGCTCACGTTGGTGCTGGGGCTTCTTGCGCTCGGCGACGACTTTCTTAAGGATCTTGACGTCGTATCCGCTGCCCTTAGCCTCCTTGTAAATCTCTGATATGTCGAGCGAAATGGCCGTCTTCTCGTCTTCCATTTTCTCGATGCGTTGAACGATGCTGGCGATCTGGTTATTGCTAATCATGACTGGTTCCCCTCGCGATTGTGCGACCGAGGCAGTGTGATCGAATTTCCGCACAGCGTCAATCGGGCCGGATTTGCGGGAGATTGCGGCCCACCGAAATTATTTTTCAAAAAAGTTATCCACAGACGCTTGGAGGGCTTTACAGGCGAAATTTCTTCGCGTATAAGAAGGACATGGTTGTTGATAAACACATGGAGATTGACATGACCAAGACCTACACCGTCGCCGACATCGCCCTCCACCTCTCTGTCCCTTCCATTGTAATCATTGTGAAGGTTGAAGGCGCAGACACTTTCGTTTCCCTTGTCCTGAAGGATGGTGACCACTGCGGCCTTATGTTCCGTGTCCCAACAGCATCTCTCTACAACATCCGTTCGATGGACCTTTTGGCATAGCCTAGGCTTCGGCCCCCACCTCACTGATGGAGATTGATATGATCAAGCAAGTGAAGACCAAGAATGCTGGCATCCTCGGCATCATGCGCAGCGCCGCCTTCGTGACGGGCTTCAAGGAGGGCCAGACGGGCAAGCCCCTGCGGTACGACGCCTACCAGTACGACATCAACAGCCAGTGGGACTATGAGCGAGGGCGCCTGCTGGGCCTGATGTTTGACGGCCCCCTGAAGGTAGGCAAGGCCGTCAATCGCGGCGCCGCCCTGTATCTCGCGCTCGCCTTCCAGCAAAAAGAGATCCTGTAAAAAAAGTTATCCACAGGGTGCGAAAATGCTTCGCACCCCCTTTACAGGCGAAATTTCTTCGTGCTAAGGTTCAATCACGGTCGCTGATGACCGCAGCCTCTGGAGCCCACCATGACCGCCACCTACCTCGCCCTCACCATCTTCGCCGACGCCGCCAACACCATCGTGGATCGCGTTGTTCAGTTCGAAGACGGTCAATTCTGGCTCGACCGCGCCGCTGAGTTCGTTGGCCACACTGTCCGTGAGGGCGACATTATTCTCGGCGTTCGGGTTGACCGGATCGGCGACGAAGTCGAGGCGTGGGGCTGATCCCCACGCATCACCTTAACCCAATGGAGATTGACATGGACTTCCGCTTTTACAACCTCGGCGACGCCCTCCCCTCCCTCGCCTTCACCGCCACCGGCATCGATCTATATGACCACATGTGCGAGGCCATCGTGGACCACGTCCTCGGCGCCGACCCCTACTCCGAGACTGCGGCGCGCGACCTCATGGAGATCGTGGCGATGGAGACCCCGGACGGCGAAGAGTACATCGAGGCCGTGCTCGTGCAGGGCAAGCTGGTCGGCTCGATGGACGCCCCATTCGCCCTCGACCCGAGCGAATATGTGAAGATCTAAAAAGTTATCCACAGGGTGCGAAGGATCTTCGCACCCATTTGACAAACGAAAAAACTTCGTGCTATGAAAAATCACGGTCGAAATAGAGACCGCAACCTGATGGAGATTGATATGACCGCTTCCAACACCGTCGCCGCCGCCGAAGTCTACTTCGCCGCCAAGGAGCAGTTCGACGCCGCAGAGACCGTCCTCAAGGCCGCCAAGAAAGACGTCGCAGACATCATCGGCGGCTATGGCTTCCTCGAAGGCGAGACCGCCGACCTCGAAGTTTCCTTGCAGTCCCGCAAGACCATCAACGAAAAGATGTTGCTGGCGCTGGGCCTGACGCAGGCCCAGATCGACGCCTGCAAGGTCGAGGGCGAGGCCTACAAGGTTTTCCGCATCAAGCCCAAGAAGGTCCGCAAGGCCGCCTGATCATCAACGGGGGCCTCGGCCCCCACCACCCCCCGGAAGGAGAATTGATATGTACTACGTCGTCCCCAAAGACCGCAGCATCGTGAAGACCCTGAAGTCCTTCGAGACCCAATACGAGGCCCGTTGCTTCGCCGACGCCACCAAGGGCGAGACTGGCGAGAACTATGACGTGATCCGCATGGAGCGCGTCTGGACCACCCAGACCCTCGACGAGGCCCACCTGATGTCCCTCGACATCCCCCACATGGCCCGCGATTAATATCCCTTGGGGAGGGCGGAAGCTCTCCCCAGTCCCTTCCAATGGAGATTGATATGTCCCACCCAGTCCACACCTCCCGCCGCAAATCCGACGGATGCTATGAGATCTTCTATTTCGACCGCCTCATTGGCTGGGCTCGCGAGGGCGCCATGAAAAATGGGCGCCACAAGATCTGGCGTGCGCTGTCGATCCACGGTGACCTCCGCCACACCCACTCCCTCAACGCCGCGCGCAGCGCCCTACTGGAGATGCACCATTGAGCCCCGGAACTTTCAAGCAGACGATGGACAACCTCGACTTCACCACGGCCGACGTGGCCCTGATCATGGGCGTCAACCGGCGCACGGTCCAGCTCTGGCTCTCCGGCGCCTCGCCCGTGCCCCAGCCCTGCGCAATGGTTCTTCAGGGGATCTATGAGGGTCTGCTTCCAATGGAATGGGTCGAGAACCAGATCATCGCCGCCATGCAGATCGCCTGACGCCCGAGGGGGTGCAGTCAGGTGCAGGGGGCCGGAGGGACAGGTTTTGCGTCCCCTCCGGCCCTTTTTCGTTCTAGAACGGCATCGGGTCGTCTATGTGCGCCTTGCTGTCAGGGATGGCGTCCAGCGGGTCTCTGGGCGGCCCTGAGACGCGCTCCACCTGCGCGCCGGGGAAGCTGGCCTTCACCGCCGCCAGCTCGGGATAGGCCGCCAACATCCTCGCCACCTCGGCCATCGTGTAGACTTCAACGTGCCTGCCCTGCGCGGTCACCAGACGCAGGTCCAGATCGTTTTTAACGACCGCCACGACCGTTCCATCGGGCGTGACGGCCTCCCACACCTCCGGGGCCAGCAAATGGGCTCCAGCGGCCTCCGCAGCCCGATCAAGAGCCCTCCA